GAATCCGAAGAAGTACCTGCATCAGGCGACAATTCACAAAATGGAAAAATCATACCTTTCAAACCGAAGGGGGCGGAACCGGAAAAAATACCAGCGATACCCAGGACGGGAACAGTGGCCGACTCTTCCGCGTCCGCTCCATCGGTCGATCCCGATCAGGCAGAAGATACGGAGCCATGTCTAAGCCTGTGCGCACACGGACAGCATAAGCATAATTGCCGCCCCTACGAATCGGGAAAATGCAAAAAGGTATTAGGACTCGGTGCCCGGTGCAATGGAAGCGAATACGAAAACGAACCTCAACCGGAGCCGGAGAAAAAGGAAGGGGCAGTATGAACAGATTTTTTGCAGATACTGCCTGTATAAAATGCGGGAATATCGATGTTTCTGAGGCAATGGAAGAACGGGCGGGTTGAGGAAAACATTAACAAGAGGAGGCAAGTATAATTATGGCATCGAATACAGATACTATATCAATTGGGTCTGTGGTACAGTTAAAATCAGGAGGGCCAAGAATGGTTGTTGATAAGGTTAAGAATGGAAGGGCTGATTGTTTATGGCAGGCTCGCGATTCATTTGGACATTGGAGACGTTATGACTTATATAATTTAAATATCGAAATATTAGAGAATGCACCATCTATATATGGGATTACTGATTAATAATGAACCTTCATCATTCCACCGGCGGTACTTACATTTTCCTGCATTCGACCTTGATGGATGAGGGAGAGCTTGAAAAGGCTTTAAAAATTACTCATCCATTTCCGCTTACGCCCTATATTCTGAAGGGGTGGAGACGTGTTCCGGTACCGGGACCGAAGGGAAAAGAAGGATACAACACCTTAATCCACGATCCAAACGGTGAAGATAGGGGCGATGTCGGTAATTTTTCAATATACCAAGTGCGATTATTGATAGAATGGGAAACTGATTATAACCTTGTCCTGATAGGGAAATACCGGGGCTGGAAATTATACGCCTTCCTATGGAAAAAACCGATTGTAGATAAGCGGCGCAATAGCGCGACGAAGAGCAAAATTGAACCGCTGGCGAATACGGCAAGTGATAAAGTTGCCGTCGATTTGAAAGGGCGATACGATGCGATGATAAAGAAAATCCACAGGGTAGAAAATGCCTGAACTCATCGACAAGGGCCAAGTCGAGAAAATAGTCGCCGAAGTATTGGTCGCATACGATTTCTCCGCAGAATTGGAGAAGACTATTCTCGATCTGGTGGTTCAGGCAGTTGCTCAGGGTGCCGGTATAGCCGCGGTGTCTAACGCTCCATCATTACGGCTTTTTTGGCTCAAAGACGTTTATGATTCTCAGGGCGTGACGCTTTCCGCCAGAATCAATGACATCACAAAGAGCGAAGATATTTTTAAAGCCGTCAGCTCTTCCCTTGATCGAGCGAATAATTTCAATGATGTGGTGCAAGGATTCTACCGGCAAAACCTTCAGGTAGGCGATATACCCGGTGTTTTTGAGCGTCTGCGGGTCGCTGCAAAGCGGATGGAAGTATCAGGCTTGCCGGATGACCCGGATTTTATTCAGGGATTCCAGCGTGATCTACGCGCTGCACAGCGTGACATTGACGGCCTTATTAACCCGGATACCTCAACACTGCGCCGCGCATACCAGAATGTAGTCGATTCATGCCAAAAACAGGCATGGAAAGCTGTGGATCGGAATCTTTACTATGCTGCCTATTACAAACAGCGATACAACGCGAATAGGATACTCCATACCGAGGCAGCGCGGGCTTACGGTCAAGGCGCTCGGTTATCGGCAATTCGCGATCCGGGCGTATCATGCGTAAAAATTTCCCTTGCCAGTGATCATGATTGCGAATGTGTGTGCGACGTAATCTGCAATGCCGATTTATACGGATACGGGCCCGGCGTGTTCCCGGCAGATCATGGCCCTGATTACCCATTCCACCCGTTTTGCCATTGCCTTATAGATTCGATTTATGTTTCTCAGGTGCCGGCAGCATCGGGCGATGATTATGACCCGGACGCGGTCAATCGATACCTGAAATCTCTTGATGCCGATAAGCGGGCCGGTATCATGGGTAAGGGGAACGCGGAAGAATTTATGGATGAACCCGATAAATGGCGCGATCTCCTGCCGGGTTGGCAGGAGCCGACAGATCAAACGCCGGATTTGAAACAGGATATGGTATTTTCTTCTATCTGGTAGTTCAGGTAGGGAAGCAAAAAATAACTATTGATTTTTTATTTGGCGGAATATATATATGCTTATAGCAGAGAAGGAAAAACCCGATAAATGGCCGGATGCGGTGAAAGAGCACCAGCATATCAAGAATAATAAGATCACGGGCAAACTCTTGATTTATTATGATCGGGGAAAAGCAAAGAGAGTAGAATCAACGGCGATTAAAGAGTAGTCTTTGATATAAAGTATTCAGCGACCAATCAAGGCCGCTTTCAAGATTGACGATGTAGAAATACATCCTTGATCCTGGGAGCGGCCTTTTTTATTTGTATTATTCACAAGAAAGGGGTGTTTTATGAGAAGGTTGTCCGCTGTCATCGGTTTTGTATTTATCCTTTCAGCTGTCATCTTCGGTGATGGGCTTTCTTCCGGTTCTTTCTGGACAAGCGCGGGCGATTCCCTTCACGCGAAAAAGGTTAAATGCGACACGCTTGTTTATACCGTCGCTATTACTCCGCCTGCTGCCCCGACTCTCACTTCCCCGACAAATGGCGCGACGGCAAGCCATGATACGCTTACCCTGAAATGGGGAACGGTATCGGGTGCGATTACCTATGCAGTTCAGGTATCGACATCGACCACCTTCATTCCCCTTAATTCAAACTATTTGTGGGGTTATTTCCCAACAGCAACGACAGGAACGCAGGCAATTTATACATCCGGGGCAACTTATTACTGGGAAGTCAATTCGTACAATGAGGCCAATACTTCGGCATGGTCGGCAGTATGGAGCTTTACCGCCCCATAAGGGGTTTGACATAAACGGAAGGGCGGTCGTGTACCGCAAAGGCAGGGTTCCCGTGAGGAACAAAAGATGTGAGGCCGTGAGCCTCGAAAGGATTTAAAGCTATGCCTAAGACAATCGAAGAACTCACCGCATTATTGCCGGAAGCCGACCGTGGCGACCTCGTGGCTGCTATTACGGCTGCAACGTCCGCCGCTATTCAGCCTATCGCCGCCGAACGCGACAAGTTTAAGGGCCTTCTTGATCCCAAAACAAAAGAGATCGAAAGACTACTTAACAAACACAAGCCGATTATCGACGCGCTGAAAAAAAACGGCTTTGATACCGACTCCGAAGAGCTCCCCGCACAACTCGACGACCTGAAAGAATTGGCGGGTAAGGTAGGCCAACTTTCCGAAGCTGAAAAAACAATGAAGGAAATGAAGAAAAAGATTGATGACCTTACGGTCAAAGAAGCCGAAAAGGATTCAAAACTTCGGCTGAAAACGCTTACGGAAAAGCTCGAATCGGTTATCGGTCCTGAACTCGTGGATAGCGTAAAAGCCTATGTTATACCGCAGCTTATCGCTTCAGGTACGGCAAAGCTTGGCGACGACGGGGAAACGGTTACATTCAAACTCGACGGTGAGGACTTCGACCTCAAGGCAGGCGCGGCAAAATGGATCAAGGAAAATCCCGGACTGATAAAGTCAAAGCAGATTCCGGGAGGCGGCTCAACCGGAGGCGGCGTCGGCGGGTCGAGAAAAACTCCCGACGGACATCTGGAAATGAATGAAGCCGATTGGAGACGACTTGATCCTATAGCTCAAGCAAGGTTTCTTGTTGACGAAAAAGGTAAATCGACGGGTAACAAAATCACTTAACGCGGCCTAATGAGGGCCGAAAGGACTTTATCGTATGGCAAACATTCTTACGGCTCTCGCGCCCACTCTTTTCAGTGCGGCACAAACGGTCGCACAGGAACCTACCGGTTTCCTCGCGGCTATTTCATCGAATTTCGACAATAAAGGAGTCGCAATCGGGAACCAAGTGACGGTCCCCGTCGCTCCTCCGGGCGTTATTCAAAGTTTCATTCCGTCGAACATTCCGCCGCAGGCTCCGGGTTCGACGGCGACAAATGTTCAGGTCAAAATAACGGCATCCGATTTCGTTCCGTGGTACCTCACGGGTGAGCAAGAGCGGAGCCTCGAAAATGCCGACGGTATCGTAACCGAGTGGTTACGGCAGGTGACAATGCAGGCTTTGCGTTCTCTGCGGAACAAGATGGAAATGTACGCATGGATCGCGGCCCTCCAAGGAGCTTCACGCGCCGTTGGCGTTCCCGGTGATACTCCATTTAGCAATACAAGCGGAACGAATGTCAATTACCAGCTCAATGCACTGGCAGCGGCCAAAAAGGTTCTGCTCGATCAAGGTTGCCCGCAGGATGGCGCGATTTCCTGTGTATTCGACACGACTGCCGGCCAGAATCTGCGTTCCCTCGGCGTCTTCCAGAACTTCTATCAGGCGGGTACTTCGGAACAGCTCCGTACCGGTATCTTCCTCCCGGCGTTCGGCATCAATCTGATGGAATCGGCGCAAATCGGTGTTGTCGCAACCGGTGCCACTACGTCATCTTCACCCGTAACCAGTGATTCGGCAGCGATTCCGGGCGGGACCGGGGATCCGCTGACAACCCAAACTATCGGGTTCTCCGGCGGCACCTTGAACCTTAACGCGACTCCGTGGGCCGTTACTTACGACCCCGTGGAGAACACCTTCACGCCGTCCGGCGTTTATGGTCCCGATTTCGTTCAGTTCGGCACCTCTTACGGACCGGCATACAAGGTGATGAATACCATCGACGCGACAAGCGGAAATCTTACCCTTGATCGTCCGGGTATCGCAAAGTATCCAGTCCCGACATCGACCGCGATTACCGTTCCTACCACGGCGGCCTATACCGGGAACGTGGTGCTCCATAAGAGCGCCGTTGTCGGTGCATTCCGTCCCCCGATCTTCCCGCCCGTGAGCTTTGTGCAACAGTTGCCGCTTACCGATCAGGCAACCGGCATGAGCTTCCTGCTTTGCAGGACGGAGCAATGGGGCCAGATCATGTGGTCGGTTCACATGGCATACGGCTTTAATGCCGTTCAGCCTGCGTTCATTACCGCTGTGTTCGGTTAATGTCTGAGCGGATGGGGTTCTAAAATTCGGTTTGACTTCGCACCTCCTACCGGAATAAGGAACCCCACCGCACATCTTTAATCGGAAAAGAGGCGCTGAATGCAGATCAATTTTACCGTCGATGGATCGCGGTTTTCGGAAAAATTGAAAGCCGCTGAGGAGAATACTTCGCGTGAGGTAAATCTCGCCGTTGTCGATAGCCTGACGATAATACGCAATGAGGCGCGGCAAATTCACATATTCCAGAACCGCACCGGAGCGGCGGAAGAGGCGATAGTTTCGGAAATGACCGGCAAAAATAAAGGCCGGGTGTTCCTGAATGATAAAAGAACCCTTGTTGCACGATTCCAGCATGATGGAACGGGGCTTTACGGTCCGAATAATCGGCAATACCAGATTATCCCTCATAATGCCAAAGCCCTTCATTTTGTAAGCGGTGGACAAGAGTTTTTTTCAAAGCGCGTTACCGCCAATGGTATTCCCCCCGATCAGTTTCTGTATAGGGCAGCGGCCAACAAAAAAGCATCGGTCATTGCACGTATAGCACGGGGATTTGCCGAAGCATTTCGGAAAGCGGGGCTGAAATGAATCAAACCCCACTACTTGACTTCAGAGGCCCGACCTTCGATTTTGTCGATTTTGAGTCAGGTAATAACCCGGCAGATTTAACGTATCCGTGGGTATCGAATCAGTGTGGAATCCTGCATTACATGACCACGGGGCAAGCAGTATTCGACGGCTGCATGTACCCAATCCCAATGAACGCCGGGGATACGGTGCTTATTGCTTGCGCCGACAGCCCGTATTTTACCGCCCAACAAGCCTTTGCCGGTGGCCTCGGTATGCAGGAGATTAATGGCTTACCGGGATTTAATGCCGTCAATCAATATGGCGCGGTATTCAATTCGACAACGCAAACTATGCGGCATATTACAAAGGGCGATACCATAACCGTAACTCTTACAAATGCAATGAATTGGGCGACCCCGTTATTTTATCTTACGCCGGGGCTATCCGGTTATCCATGCGTAATAACCGATGCGGTTGTTAAGAGCTTTATCGCTGCCAATGATCCGCGTGTAAGTGACTGGCTCAGGATTGTCGACGACGACCTGAACTATAAATGCCGCGAATACGATATGATCGTAAGCCAGTTTCTAATGCCGATCCATCCGCGCATCATGGAATATGCCGTCGCTTATTTCTCATTTATGGCGATGCGCGATAATATCGGTGCGAACAATGTCAACACTTATGCCGATGAAAAATACATGGTTAAATACGAGGTATTCAGGCGAGAGCTTGAGCGTACCCGCCGTTTGCTGACAAAGGATATTTTCTGGCGGCAAGATTTAGCGATACGCGGCATGCAAAGAATAGGCGGCAGCGCTGCGCTGGTGAGAGGATAAAATGAGTCTTCCCGATATTGCACAGCAGATTGCAAATCTATTGAACCCCGGCATATCTATCGCAAATGGGTTCTCGTTTAATTTCGGCGATGTGAACCAGCCCGATCTTGCACTTGTCAAGAACTGGCCAATAGCCGATATCACTTATCTGGA